GACGTCGCGTACTTCCCGCTCGGATCGGACTTGGGTGGCGTCGGTCTGGTCGGGCAAGGGTTCGTGACGGATCTTTCCCTCCGGGCAGGAGTGGATGGAAACGTCGAGTTCACAACTGAGCTGGCAGGCGCCGGCGCCCTGGAATAGGGCCAGGGATGAACCAGGGGCCGGGCTGGCCGGCCCCTCCCCCTAACCAAGGAGGATCTGAACATGGCATCGAAGGGTGGAGAACTGAGAGCGGCCCTGCTCGGCAGGACCCAACCGACCAAGACCGAGGTGGTGGATCTGGGTGAACTGGGCAAGATCGAGGTCCGGACCCCGACTGTGGGGGTCCGGAATGAGTGCTCGGCGAGATCCCGGCTCCCGGACTCGGACGCGAAGGATGGCAGCCGGGCCTTCAATCCGGTCGACTTCCTTCTCCGGATCGCCATCGCCTGCAGCTACGAGGAAGGAACCAACAAGCGGGTCTTCAAGGACTCGGACTACACCCAGTTGGTCCAGCTCCCGTCAGGGACCGACTGGCTGGATAAATTGACCGATGCCGCCGGCAAGGTGGTCGGACAGTCGAAGGACTCCGCAAAGGGAAACTGATCAACGACGCCGATCTTTGGAACACCTTCGCTATCGCCGATTACTTGAAGGTTCCGAGGTTCGTCGTCGACCAGATGGATCTTGACGAGTTCTACGGATGGCTGGCCTGGATGGATCTTCAAAAGGATCGGTCCCCGAAGGCCAGGAAGCAGGCAGGAGACGTGGAGCTCCTGCTCCAGAAGAAGAAGGCGCGCAGGAAGGCGACCAGATCAGGAAGGTGACCGATGGCCCTGGATCTCGGAACTGTCACGGCCAGGCTGGAAGCTCTCACCGCCGACTTTGAGCGGGACTTCCGCAACGCGGAGACCACCCTGAACCGGTTCGGGAAGAAATACGAGAACTTCGGCCGATCGATGAGGGCGGCCAGCATCGGGATGACCGCTGGCCTGACTCTCCCGATCACCCTTCTGGGCGGGAAGGCGGTCAAGGAATTCAGCTCCTTCGATGACGCCATGACCAAGTCCCTGGCCATCTTCAAGGGAGTCTCTTCCCAGATGCGGGGAGAGATGAGCCGCCTGGCCAGGCAGCTATCGAAGGACTGGAACGTCGCCGCGGCGGAGGTCGCCAGGGGGTACTACTTCCTGGGATCGGCCGGCCTCTCCGCGGAGCAGTCCTTGAAGTCCCTGGAGGCCACCCTGAAGTTTGCCAAGGCCGGCGCCTTCGACATGGCTGCCGCCACCTCCCTGGCTGCCGATGCCCAGTCCGCCATGGGCATGCGATCTTCCGATGCGGTGAAGAACGCCCAGGAGCTGGTCCGGGTCACGGACGTCCTGACCGAGGCCCAGAACATGGCGAACGCCACGACCAAGCAATTCAGCGAGGCCCTGACCAACCAGGCTGCCCCGGCCTTCCGGATGCTCGGGAAGGATGTGGAAGAGGCGACGGCGGTACTCGCCGCCATGGCCGATCAGGGCCAGAAGGGACGCCGGGCAGGCATCCGGCTGGCAATGGCCCTTACAGCCATGCAGCAGGGAGCCAGGAAGAACGCCGACGTCTGGGACGATCTGAACGTCAAGCTCTACGATGATGCCGGGGAGATGCGGAACCTCGCCGATGTGATCGGGGATCTGGAGAACGCGTTCACCGGGCTCTCGGATGAGGCGGCCGCCGCCCAGATGGAGTCGATGGGTTTCACGATCGAGACCAGCAGGACGATCCAGATGCTGATGGGCGTCAGCGATCGGATCAGGGAGTACGAGGCCAGGCTCCGGCAGGCAGCCGGGACCACTGAGGACGTCGCCTCCTACCAGATGCGATCCCTGGCCGAGCAGATGGGCCGGGTGAGGAAGACGTTCATCGACTTCCTGATGACCCTGGCCCAGGACTACGAGCCGCAGATCAGGCGGGCGGTCGGGGCTGCCCGGGATCTGTTCGACGACCTGAATGCCCTCCCCAGGGAGATCAGGATCGGGATCGTGGTTGCCGGCGCCGGGCTGGCCGCCATCGGCCCGCTCCTGGGCATGTTCGCGCTGGCCGCCATCGGAGCGTCAAAGCTGAAGGTGGCCATCGGGGTCCTGAAGGGGGCCCTGGGCTCCCTGACCACCTCGGCCGCCTGGATCGCCATCGGGAAGTGGGCGGCGGTTCTGGCCACCGCCTACGGCGCCTGGCAGGTCCTGAGCGTGGCGGTGTCGGAGGTGATAGCCGCCTTCCAGGGAATGGGCCAGGCGAACTCCGAGGTGAAGAAGCATGGCCAGCTGGTGGATCTGATCCGGGATCGATGGGAGAACATCCAGTTCGCCGTGGCCATATTCCGGGAGCAGGTCCGGTTCACGATGAAATCCGGCCAGGTTGTCATCAGTAACTTCCTGGGGAACATGATTCACAACTTCATGGCTGCCTGGGAGAGGTTCCCGGATATCATGTCCAAAGCGATGGAGAAGCTCCCGGTCTATCTGGGCGGTGCCCTGGCAAAAGCGGGGTTCGCCCTGAAGGGGAAGATCGACGCCTGGGGAGCCGGGATCGCCCAGTTCGTGAAGTGGGCGAAGGTGTCCTGGAACTCGATCTGGGACTCTAAAGTGACGTTCCCTGGTCTGAAGGCTCTGACGGCCGGGGTCCACGACGCAATGGAGACGGTCGACAAAGAGACCACGTTGAAGATGCAGGCCATCGAAGAGATGACCAATGCGGAGCTGGCGGCGATCGACGCCAAGTGGAAGGACACCTTCGCTGGCCACAAGAAGTTCCACTGGGGATCTCTGACTACCGGTCTGGACAAGGTGGTCGATGAGCACAACGAGGCCCAGCAGAAGATCGTGTCCGACTGGCTCGGGGTGACCGGGATGTTCGAGGGGCTGGGGGAGCGGGCCAGCGACGCCATGAAGGAACCGGCTGCCGCCGCCGCCGCTACCGGGGATGAGATCGAGAAGGCTGGGGAGAAGATGAGGGAGGCCACCGCCACCGTCACCGACGCCGCTGGCTTCTGGGCGCAGGCACTCCAGTCCGCCTTCGAGTCCACCAAGAAGGAGACCCACGAGAAGACCCCGTCCCCGGACGTCGAGATCGCGGCCCGCTCTTTTGAGCTGACCCAGACCGCCGAGGCCCAGAAGTGGATGGAGGGGCCGGCGATGCCGCTGGGCCGGACGACGGTCCTGCCCCCCTCCGAGTTCATGCCCACCGGGATGACCCGCAACTTCGAACCCGGGAATGAGTACGCCAGATACCAGACCCTGACCGAGATGGCGGCTGACCGATATCGGGAGGCCAGGAGGAGGGCGGATCAGGACCGGATCACCCCGATGTCCCCGATCGGCCAGGGTCCTGCCCGGCACTACGATCCATCGAAGCCGATCAAGGTCGATGACATGAAAGAGCTGAAGTCCTCGTCCCAGAGAGCCGCCGATCTTCTGAGCGACATCCTGGAGGCCGAGCGCGGGGTCTTCGCCAGCTAGGAGCGACCGATGCCTTTCGTAGAACTGAAGAACGGATGGAAGTACACCCGGGACATCCAGGGAGCCACCGGCAGGCGGGAGTTCAGAGCAGATCCGGATGGGTACGTGGCCGCCCTACCGGTACTCGGTGATATGTTCGACGATCCTCTGGGCGCAGACTCATCCTTCGAGTCGATCTTCACTACCTGCCGGCTCCGGAAGATCACCAAGGTCTACCCAAGAGAGGAAACGGACGACAACCCGCACTTCATCCTCGAGTACCGGACCCCGAACCGATCTGCCGGGGTGGTTGGCGGCGCCGCGGGGACCGCCGGGGAATATGAGGCCATGCGCGCCTCCGGGGAGGTTGTGGTCCTGGAAGATGATGACGAGTCTGGCCACACCTGGGTCTCCACATCTGACAAGGTCGACCAGCCGATTGGGAAGATCGTGGTGAATACGACCTGGACGGTCCGGGAGAACTTCCTGACCCGGTCGGCGGCGGTTTCCGGGGTCCGGGATATCCTTTACCACATCAATGCCGGCGGCAGCTCCCCTGGCTGCTGGCTCTTTGTTGGCATCGATCTGGACGAGGGGATCGGGGATGATGGGGCCGCCCTCTGGAGGGTGGCCAGGAACTACGCATTCCGGATGGTGGAGAAGTGCATCGACTCGAGCCGCTTCGGGTTCGAGCTGAAGGGCTGGAACTACCTCTGGAACAAGAACGCGAACAACGGCGCCGGCGGATGGGATCTGACCGATCCGGTCCTCTACTCATCTGCCACCCTGATCGATCAGTACTCTTTTCCGTGGTGACGCATGAAGCCTCTCCGAAAACCAAACCGAGCCGATCAGAAGCTGGACTTCGAAACCTACGAGACCCTGGTGGAGGAGGTCGACCGGCTTCGGCGGGTCAGCTACTCCCGCGACTTCGAAGTGGTGAACGGGACTGTCCGGCTCCGGAAGATCTCAGACTCCCCCAGGGCGGAGCATGCGTTCCGGGTCTCGATCTCTGACTACACCTACTCGGTGGCTGCCGGATCGGTCCACGTCTTTGGGTCCCCATTCACCGCCGCCGGGACGATCGACGTCGACGCGGTATCTGGGACTGCCTTCCCGATCGGGGACGATCTGATGGTGGTCTGTGAGTACACCCTGACTCCGGCCGGGGTCGAGGCCGCCTCGATCAAGACCTACAAGGCGGTTGGGGATTCGTCTTCAGAGGATGCTTACGTCATCTGGCTCCTGAATGGGACCACCTGCACTGTCAGATGGCCCCTGGCCCGGATCAGCTTCCCGGGCGACTCCTCCGGGTGGGCCGACTCCTCCG